TCTGCAATATCTTTACGAACATCTAGTTCGATACCAGTTGTCAATGCATCGTAGTTACGTTTGAACGCTTGGAGTATTTTACGCTCATTGTACCAACGACGTAGCAGACCTGGAATGATGCCTTCAATATCGTTTCTGAAAATAGTGCCATTGGCAGAGATGCACCAATCATGGTCAGACTTGTCGAACACAATCTTGCGCAACTCTGCACCAGTGACTTCTACAGTCGTGCCATCTTCAAAGTCGAGACTGCGGCGAGTTACGTTGTCGCTGTCCAGAAAGTCTTGCATTTCTAGCGTATTGAATCTATCGTTCCACCACTCTGCAAACTTGTCGCGTCCGTGTGTTGCGATCCACGCATAGATTTCTGCGTCAGTTTCGTCTGTACGCAGTTGCCCAACAATGGTTTCTGGACTCATGTTAAGGCAGCGGATAACAGATGGGTATAGTGAGTTCAAGTCACTACTGCCGATCCATTTGTGTAGTCCTTTCTTTGGATGCTGCACCCATCCACCCGCTGCAGGCAAATCATCGTGACTTGTGTGTGTCTTGTCTGGAACGACCATGCCGCGTTCGTGCGCTTCAACGATAATTGCCTGTTCTGTTACTGCTACTGCGCCAAGTGCTGATGGCATAAGTACGCAGTTGCCCTGCGCGATGCTATTCGCAAGCGCAATAAACTGTAGTTTCTTATCAATCTTGTCTAGTAGCTCAGTATCTTGAATGTTGTACTTTAGAAATTCTGCAAAGTCTTTCTTGTACAGATCATCAAGCGTTCCATCATACGGAACTTTACGCTCACCAACTTCAATCTCAGCAATGTGATCTAGCCCATAGCTGTGTCGTTCTTCGTATGTGAACTTCTTATACAATGCCATATAGTCAAGATGCACACGACCAGTTAGATCATACGTTGGTTTGTCGTTGCCACCAACTTTAAATGTACGTGGAGTTGGGTGTTTGTCCCACAGACACATGCGGCGTGTCTCATGGCGACCAAGAGTTTTTGTGATACGATTGATAGTGTATGGAATATCGTAACCTTCACTGAACCAACCACTGAGTACATCTGCATCTTCGATGAGAGTCAGAAATGCATTGAGCATATCTGCTTCTTCGTGATACAGAATAGTATCACCAACATCATCAGCAATTATTTTTGCTTCATCAAATGTCAGTGTGTTGGGCGGAATAGCCAAGCATACAGTCTGGTCGAGCCACTGTAGATGCACAGCAATCGAAATGATTTTATTTGTTGCATCTTCTGGCTGGCTATAGCCAAGTTCAGGATCGAAGTCTGTTTCAATATCGAAGAACGCTGTGTGCAGATCAGCAGGGTTCTGGTGTTTGTAGTACTTTTCGATTATTTTGTTGACGAACTTAATGTCAGACTCATACTTTGGCTTGTGCGAGTGGATGCGCTGCATCTTCTTAAATTCACCAATAGAACTGCACTCCACTTTGGAGACAGACTCGCCATGAATTCCTTTGTGCTGACCTTTTGGGTCTTTCAAATAAAATTCAAAGATGCCATCGTAGTCTTTGAACACGCGCTTTCCGCTTACGCGCTCAACTACTTTGACCTTTGAACTTTTTGGATCGAATATTGCGTCTACGTACATTATATGAAAAGTTTAACCAAACCAACTGCGGTTGTAAATGTGTAAAATAGCATCAGCATCATCATCCAAGAACTTTTGCGTATATGGCAAGCATATAGTAGCGCAATAGAACTTATCATGTATGCTGAAAACGACAAAAGCAGGTTAGGGTTGGGAGCCATGAACGTTAGCGTCCCAGCCCCAACCATACCGCTTATTGCACCAATCATTTCAGCGAAAAAGAGTGTTTTGCTTTCGTGCCATGTTTCACGCCAAAACACCGCTATTTCGCGAAACATATTCATTACTTGATACCGAGCGTATCTAGAATGTCCTCAACCTCTGCCCACTTGTCAGCTTCATCTGCACGATTGCTCTTGAACGCAATTGTGATAACTTTCTTTAGCTGCGAAGCAGGAATTTCCATTTCTTCTGCGATTGCTTTGATCGTGTCGTTAAGTCCATCGTTGAGATCCTTAACTTCTTGCTTGACGATGCAGCCCTCTTTTACGAGTTCCTGTAAGCGACGAACATCATCAGCATTGTAGTGTTTTGCTTGATAGCTCATTGAGAGTTCTCCTTGTAGTTATTAGCACATTGTACTATATTTACACGGATCTGTCAAGCGATGTTAAAGATTTTTGCGGATTTCGTCGTAAACAACTTTTTTGGTTGCGGTATTGATTGAACTAGGAAGTGCTTTGGCAAATAGATCGAAGTTTCCATCTGCTGCAAGCTGTCGTGCTTTGGATGCACTCATGCCTTCGACGCCTTCTGCGTCTGGATCGCGCTGCCCTGCGCTCACAACGTCAAAGTTTTCAATACCCCATTCTGCTACGTATTTGCTCATATCGTTTTTGAATTGCTCGACGCGATCTGAGCCAACAACCATGACAACGTTTTTGTACTTCTTTCCTAGTTCTTCTAGAGCCATGAATGGAGTTTTGACAGAGGTGTCGGTGCTAACGTTTGCGCCAGGAAACATTTTGCGAAATAGATCAAGCTTTGTTTTGAACGAAAGTGGGTCTTTGCCTTTCTTCTGGGTCTGCGACAAGAAGATTACATGCTCTGCGTTCATATTGTTTGCGACATCCTGAACTTTACGCACAAGCTTCTCATGGCCGACAGTTGGTGGATTCATACGCCCAAACGTGAATACCACCGTGTCAGCCTTGCTTTCGGTAATTTGTGCTAGTTCAAAGAGTCTCATTACTTATCGTATTCAATTGCTGCCTTCTTTTCTTGGCCTCGTGTAAACGCAGAGATACCTAGAATAGCGCCGAAGCTAAGATGGAAGAACGCACCACCCATTAGCGTCAGTGGTTGCCAATCGCGATTTCCAAGATCAAGCTGTTCTAGTGCTTTAAGCTTGACATCTTTATCAACAAGCTGACGTATTTCCTCAAACGCTTCGGTATTGACTTCTTGATTCTTGATTTCAATATACAGTGGCATTGCCATAAAATCGAATACGCAAATAAACAAATATACGTATGCTGCAATTGGCCTCCAGAATTTCTTAAAGCCGTGTTCTAGGTGCTTGCGAACATGATGGTCACTTTGCGCAACAGCAACGTCGCTACGACCACAAGTTTCACACGCCCCGCAATTTTCACAAGACATGGGCATCTCCTTCTTCTCTTTACGTATTTATCTCCATATAGAAAAAAAGAAGCCCCACGCGAGGTGGGGCTTCAAGTGGGAGGGCTGTTGCACCTAGTGCTGCTAGATCGCGCTTAATGCGATAGAAAAGATGTGGTGTTTCAACACCAAGCCTCTTGTTACGTAGTGGAATATACATTACGTAGTAGATAAAGCCAAAGAAAATCAGACCACTCAACACTTGTGCTGCCATTGCGTCACTCATTATATTTCTCCTAATTAGTTGTGCCTAAATGTAATGATGCAAGTCGCGCTGCCTGTCGATCCTGCTGTAGCTACAGTCGCTTGTGCCTGTCTGTCGCCAGCGCCATTAGCCAAACGCCCATCTGCAATATAAATGCCAGTTGTCTCTGGATCGTTTTCGCTCGCTGCCATGTACGCTGCTGCACCATTAGTTGCGTCACCGACTGTAATTGTCGTTGCCGCGTCCGACGCTACTGTAACATCAATCAACACACTTAGAACAGTACAGTTGGCTGGAATGCCTGTTGCTGCACCAATGTTCTGCGCTGTTGCAGAAGTCAAGTCGATTGTGCCAGTGATTGTGTCTACTGTGCCTGAGCCACCAGTTGCGGCTATCGCGTCGTCTACATACTTTTTGTTAGGAATGTCATCATCAGCAGTAACGTTATCTTCATAGTTACCTGAGCCTGCTGTGACACTTAGAACACCAGTACCGTTTGTCAAGAAGCCAATATCAATGTTGGCTTCTGAGCCAGTACCAGTTGTGATCTGCGCTGGGTTGCCTGTTGCGCCAGCCGTAATAGCCAAGCCGTTAACTGCTGATGCAGTATCGTTTAGCTCTAGTATTTCTTCTGCTGAACCATTCTGGAAGATGATTGAACCAGTGCCGTTTGGCAAGAGGGTCAAGTTACCATTCGTATCAGTAACACTAATGGTGTTACCATTAATGTTGATGTTGTCAACATCCAAGTCACCAGTAATGTCCATTGCTGCAACAAGTGTCAGCGTTGTACCATTGAATGTGAAGTTGCCATCATCTTCAATAATACCTGCTGTACCAGCAATCAGTACGCGGTTATCAGTCAGTGCAGATGATGTAACAGAACCTGTAACACCAAGATTTGTGCCACTCCATGTTAGGTTACCAGCACTATCTTCAATAACACCACCAGTACCAGCGACTAGAACATCATTGTCTGTCAAGCTGGATGCGATGAACGATGTTGCTGCAAGCTGGCCTGTGCTTGCGTTATACGTATACGCAGAAGCATCTGTCTTTGGTGCTTGCGAACCTGTCGCATCGTTTACAAATACTGGATATGTAGTTGTATCTGCTGAATCGTCAGTTACTAGAATATTGGATGTGCTACCTTGTGACTGCCACTCGACACTTAAACGAATCTTATCATTGTTGGTAAAGATTGTACCAGTGTGAACTGGTGAAACACCAATTGTCCAGAAGCCTGTGCTGTCTGTTACAGATGTTATGCTTACTACCAAGTAGTCTGCTGGATCGCTTGCGCTACGGAATGTTAGCAAGTCACCAACTGCTAGGTTAGCAAGTAGGAAACTGTTGTCGCGTCCTGTCGCATCCAAATCATCAATATATAAAGTAGCGATGGAGCCGATTGTAACAGTGTTAAAGTTTAGAGTACCAGCGCCAGGATCAGTAGCAGTAACGGCGCTGCTGTAGATGTATTCAATTTCAAGAACGTTGTTGACAGTGAAATCATTGCCAGCATCGTCTGTATACATCAATGTATTTGGAGCGTCATCCTGTACCCAAATCTGACCATCGCCTGCTGTGTCGCCACCAGCAGATGCTTGCTCTGTTACGTATACAGACTGCCCAACAGTAAGGTCTGTTGTGATTGTCTGTGCGCCAGTAACAGCAAGTGTCGTACCATCAAACGTTAGATTACCACCGCTATCTTCAACAAGACCACCAGTACCAGCAATAAGTACATCATTGTTGGTTAGGTCTGCCACTGTTAGCGTATTGGTTGTGGAAACAACTACATCATTGTTGAATGTAGATGTTGCTGCTGTAATAAGAACTTGTTGCGAGCCACCATCAATATTGAACTCCATCTGGCCTGTGCCAGCGTCAACTACTTGGAGTGTGGAGTCGCCTGCTGTAATACTTGAAGTAGAAGTACCAGCGTTCATGTAGTTCTTCAGCTTGAGTGCTGTAATAGCGTAGTTACCTACACCTTCTGTGCCGCCTGCTACTGAGTGGTAAATTAGTAGTTCGTCAGCATCATCAACACTGTCAGTTACGAGGTTTGTCTGACCAACAATATCAACACCAATTGTAATGTTACCAGATACGCCATCACCGTTTACTACGCTGATACCTTCGTCGCCTGCTACTGCTGATGCTGCTACAGAGCGCGAAGCATATGTATCTGCTGCTGTACGAGTTACAATACCGTTGGTGGTAATATTATTTGGAATATCCAAGTCTTGAACAATGTCAGTGAACGTTGCTTTGGTGTTGTTTGTTCCGTCGAAAATTGCTACTTCGTCAGTTAGATCAACTGTTGTTACGCCAGTTAATCCAGTAATATCAAGACCGATTGTTGGGTTGCCAGATACGCCATTGCCGTTTACAATGCTAATGCCTTGATCGCCTGCTACTGCTGATGCAGTAATTGTGCGTGAAGCATACGTATCGGCTGCTGTGCGAGTTAGAATACCGTCTGCCG